TTTTTTTTGGCTTCAGGTTAGTCCCAATCCTGTGTTTTGGTACGTTATTGTCTTTGAGTGCTGTTGAGATAGTTGGTGTTGAACAACCAAAGTGTGCGGCACAATCACGCAGTGATGCCCCTCCTGTGTACATTTCAATTAATTCTTTCACTTTATTTTCATCTGAAAACAGTGGCTTCTTTTTAGTCATGCTTTCATCTTACCACAACTCGGGGAGAGTGTCAAGTTTTAGATATAAGAAAAGCCCCACCATGAGATGGGGCTAAACTTAGTTGATTGGAGCTAACTAGCTCTTGCGGAGTGCCACAATGCCAGCAGCGTTCAGAATAGCCATGCCGATAAGTTCGTCCATGACCCAACCGTAGTGGAAGTCTTCCACTTTGTTATTTTCCTCCACGTCCAGAGAATACATTATTGGCATGACACCTAAAAATTCTGGCGCGGGCGTGAGATACATTGTGCCAGCCGGAATGATCGGGGATTTACCAATCTGGAATTCACCAAAAGTGGTGATAGTTTCACCAGCAACAACATTATCCTTGAATGCCCAACCAGTCTGATTGATTTCCCAGCGGTAGAAGTCACGGTAATCACGGGTATTACACAGAATGCGGGAAGAATCCAGCTGACGAGTATCCGGGATAGAAACAGCGGAATACAGATCGTTAGCGGTAATGTAGTCGGAAGCAATGGTAATTTCGTTCGGCAAAGCACCACCAGTACGAGCATCCGGGTTGTTAGCCTGGAACTGCGAAATAGCACCTTCCAGCAGGGTAACAAGACGCGAGTCTTCAAGCTTCATAATAGCTTCTTTAGACTCTTCCTGAGCATACTCAACAACGTTTGCACGGGCCATCCAAACATCCTCTTTACGGACCTTCGGGAAAGCAGCAATGCGGAACAGGTCAACCTGCACACGCTTTGCCTCAAACATCTTGACCTTTACTTCACCATCAGTGGAATGCAGGATATAAGCCTGGCCCCACTGGTCAAGAACGTCGTACTGAACCGGAACACCCGGCTCCAAAGCATCTTCCAAAAGAACGTTACGCACAATACCCTGGTAACGCAGCTTCAGCTGGATAGGCCCAATCATGGACTTACCAATCTTCAGAACACCGGAACCATTAGCGTACATCTTCTTCAGAGCATTGGACTTCTCGGAAGCGGTGAGTTTACGGCCACCCATGCGCTTGTAAGCAGCAGCAATTTCGTTAGCGTAGTCCTGGCTGGACTTTGCAAAACGCATCAAACCTTCAGTCATGAAACTAAAATCCTTTTTCTAAAATAGTTAACTGTTTACTTATGGCTTACTTTTGATTAGGAAACACCCAGACGAACGACAATGCGGTTCGTGCTGATAACGTCAATCAGCTCTGCCACAGCGTTTTCTTTGGTAGCACCCGTCGTGGTAAGACGGCCCTCATCATTAGCAGTCAGATACTGCTTGGAACCATCCTCTTTCAGAGTGTAGGAAGCCGTGGTGTCGAAAGCCGGGGCAAGAATCTCAAACAGAGAATCATTTCCACCAACCCAAACAGAGAACATGTTAGAACCAGTGCCGCTCACTTCATCAATACGCATCTTAGGAGCAACAAACAGAGCGGAAAGACCGAAAGCCTTAGCAGTGCCCTTAACAGCGCCAGTAAGGGGAGCAAAAACTTCACCCTTCTTACGGTACATAACAGTACCCGGAAGAATATCAACGGTGGGATTCTTCAGGAACTCAGGATCAAGGAAGCCAGCGTAAGGGGTGGCCTGAGTGGTAGCGTAAAGCGGGGCCAGCGTGCGCTGCTGATTCGGATTAGTAACCGGGGGCATAAACATATTAATTGTATCCTCTCATTCAAATATTAATTACTATTTAGATGAAAACCATGTGATCGGGGATAGTGAAATTGCTGGAATTACCACTAAACCGCATATTAGGCTTAGACGGTGCACTAGCCTTCTTCACTACACGGGCTTCAGCCTGCTTCTTCGGCATGGCTTCAAGCGCGCGGATTTGGGTTTCAACAAACAGTGCAGATTCTTTCGCAAGGGAAACAGCAAGTTCCCACTTGGAACCGGAAGCCAGACCATGATCAATCTGAAGTTCAGCAAGTTTCAGGGCATCAAGTTCAGATGCAGTCTTCAGTGGCTCATCACCCGGGGCCATAGTCACATCAGTTTCCTCTTGGAATTCCTTGATGTCTTCACCATTGTTGTGATCAAACTCGGTTCCCGTGGGGTGTGCGGTCACATCGTCATGCTGAACAGGGGCGGTAACATCAACACTAGGGGTCTCTGGAACATCATCAAGGGGGCTAGCCTGCTTCTTAAAGGCGGCCTTCAGGCGCTTGTTAGCAATGCGTTCTTTACGTAAAGCAGCCTTAACTTCCTTAAGCTCATCTTCAAGAATGGCAATCTCTTCCTGAAGCTCTGCAACCTCAGCGGAAGCGTCCTGAACATCCTCAACAAGCTCATCTACAACGGAATCCGGGACTTCACCAGTGAACTCACCAGCAGAAAGACCCTCATCCTCAGTGGAAGCAGTGTGGGAATCATCATCAGAATCGTCACTGTGATCATAAACCTCGTATGCCTCATCAAGGGCATCCTTGGCTTCATCCTCAGTGTCTTCCTTATGGGAGTCACTGTCAGTGGAGTCATCGGAAGCGTGATATTCGATCAAAGCGTCTTCCTGGGATTGAACATCTTCAAGAACACCGTCCTCGAATGGTTCAGCTACAGGGGTATCAGCAACGAAAGCATCTTCCTGCTCACCCTGATTGTAAACATCACTCATATTTTCAACCTCGCTTTTTGTTTCTTCACTAATTACATCTTTATGATTAACATCATGAAGTGCCTCAAATGCGGAAAAGATTGATTTGGAAACATCACGGGCAACAAGATTTTCAGGAATAGTGAATTCCTTTTCACCTCGTTTTGTTGCCAAAGTAATCTTACCGGATTCAATTTTAATACTGATGTGCTCTATTGCCTGATTCATTTGGATAGTAGGCGCTTCATTCGTGAGAAAAAGTGCTTGCTCCTCTGTAGTTCCTCCGACAATCTGAATAAACTCGCCGGTAACTGAATCAATTGCCTGGTGGTTAACAGTATCGTACATGATATTGGCTGACGGGTGCTTAATCATACCAGGTTCTACATCAAACCAAAAGTAAACGAACTTAAGTTCTTCACCCAAATCAAGTTTAGCTACCTTAGTTGTCACCAGCCGTACCTTTCTTCATGAAGTTTAGGGAATTTAAAAGTGATGTATTCAAGCTTTTTCTCAAAAGGAAGTTTTTCAGGCACAAGGAACTGATTACCCTCATGGTTGGAAATAACAATATCCCTGTTGACCAAAGCAACCTGGAAAGTAATGCCGTCACCACGCGGAGAAAAACAGAATGATTCGCTAACAATTTCCGGGTTAAGTGGATAGTAATTCTCTATGTACCGGTAAATTGTGTAAAAATCATCAATGTTATCCAGTTCTTGTTTCTCTTCCTCAGAAATCTCCTCAGAGAATTCATCAGATGCCGTAACAACTTTTGATATCAAAGCGGTCTCATCAGCGGGGTCAAAAACATAAGACAACTCAAAGAAACCAAAATCATAGCAAGTCTCATAGACAAGCTTGCCGTTAATCTTAGTTCCCTTGTAATTCAAAACATGATCGCACATGTCAAAAACGTTGCTCGACTCATTGCCGCAAATGGAACAAACAGAACGGCGGGCTTCACACCCCATAGAAACAGAGTCTAATCCACCTTCAATGAGTTCTTTTGCAAGCAAAGGGAATTTCTCTGCATCGACTTCCTGAATGACTTCGATGTACTTATCTTTACCGTCTTCAACAAAACGACAAGCAACAACAACGCCACGGGCTTTCGTGGGGTCATCATTAACATGGTTAACGAAAACAGGCTTGCCTAAAAAGGTTTTGTAAGTCTTTTTAAGTTCACTAGACGGCCACGCATCAAAGTTCTGGTTCACTCGGGAAGAAATAGCCCGTGTTGTCGTGTAAATCTTACCCGGGGTAGGTTGCCAACCAGGTAGAAGATCAAATCCATCTAGGTCAATGGAGCCAACGTTAGATACTTTGTGTTTGGAAACAATATTCTTATCGGACATAATGGGTACCGTCCAGCCAGAGACGTGAAAGAATCTCTTCATCAGAGTTAGCTTCATTAATGAGCTGCATTTGCTCTGCACGGGTGAATTTACGGCCAGCTTCTTTGCTATGACTATGTTCATCCACTGGAACTACATCACTACCCAAATCCTCTAGAATATCCTCCATTTTACGCATGAAGCCAAATCCAGCTGACTGGTTAGATACACCAATTGGGGCTGGTCCAGAGCCGGAGAACGGCTGATGCTGCAATGCATCATCCAATTCAATTTCATCAGGGTAGTTAGCCTCATGGCCATTAATCAGAATAGTAGAAGTCTCTTCACCCTCACCAAACTCATCAAGGTCTTCCACCCAATGATCATCCTGTTCCTCAATGTAGTTAACATCAAGTGAAGCGGGCTTCTGGTAGTACGGGCGAACGTCACGCTTACGCTTACGGTTTTTCTGAATATCCTTATTGGTATCCAGTTTCTGAAGCTTTTGCAGCTCTAAATAAGCGGCGTAAGCATGAGAGCAAAGACGGCCAACATAAGTGTGTTTACGAACAAAAGCATGTTTACCCCACTCGCAAGTGCAAGACCACTCTGTAACATTCCCAGCCCCAATGACTGCACCACCACGAACCACAACAGTAGAATATGTACCGTTGTCACCGGTAACATTGGCAAAAATAGCTCTAGGGGTGACCTCGATAGGAGCGACTTTAGATTCACGGCGCAACCTCGCAGCTTTAGCCTGAACATCTTTCCAAGCTGCCTCGCGGAACTCTTCATTTTGTTCACAAAGCTCAATAAAGGCTGCAACCTTCGGGTTAACGTTTCCTGCATGGCTAAAATGAAATTCCTCTACAAAACCTTCCGGGTCACGCAGCATCTTACCATTATCACTGTCAGGGTCTATCTTCTCTTCAGTTTCAATCTCAATATCAAACGGGCGTGACGGCTCTAAACGCTCCTCATTAACCTCTACGTCTTCTTCATCAGGAACGATGGTTGAGAAGCCCCAAAAATCATCAGTTTCAGGATCAACTGTGTAGGGAAGCTCGTGATCTGGATTAGGTTTTGGCTCGGAAATTTCTTCATCATTAAACCCAATGGGCATATCACTAGCCGCAACCCATGTTTTAAAACCGGGTCCAGACACTAGGTAACTAACATGGCGACCAGAATCATCTTTTTCTAAAACGAATCCTTCACCATATTGAGTGAGTACTTTTTGCATGAAAAACTCCTTATATTTTCTACCTATTAATGGCTTAAATATAAGGAGTTTAAGTGTTTCTGTCTACTGAATTTCCGAAAGAATTTCCTCTAATTCCTCAAAGGTGATTCCATAGTCGGATTTCCAATTTTCATTGCCGTCGTATTTAGCATCAAGATATTCATCGTATTCAAGATCGCTGAATGGTCGGTTAGCCTTCATCATAATGAAATTGATCAAAGACTGGTCAACACTCGAAGTTTTCGGCATCTCAAAACGCATTTCATCTGACTCCATTGCTCGCATAGCATCACCGGGACCGTAGTCTGAACCACCACTAGAGATATCAGGGCGGCCTTTTTGAGGGCCATCTTGTGGCGTAGTGGTAGATGGACGGCCACCACGATTGACAAAATCCATCGTCTCAGCTGGATTGATACCCTGCGCCTCTTGGCTATTCATCATCTCGCGCTGATACTCCATTTGCTTAATTTGCATCATGGACTGTTCAGACTGCATAAAGTACGCAGCTAACTCAGGTGGAACAGGCAGACCTTTTTCTTTAATAACCTCCAAGGCCCTCTTCTTTGCTGTAGCCTCACTCAGATACTTTTTGACCGTTTCCTCAAAAATGGAATCCTGTTCTTCATCCATGTCAACGGGAAGATTAACAGCAAGCGCTTTGTCGGAAATAGGAACCCCGGCTGCTTTGAGTTGCAACAGGAATTGACGCTCTTGTGCTTCATCACGCAGATTAAGGGTAGCAAAACGGACTTCAGGTATAAGAAGAACATATTCCTGAACCTCTTCAATTTCACCAGTTTCAGGATTCTTCCTTAGAACACTCTCTGTGACGTATTGTTTCTGTCCATCAACTTCTTCATAGTCATAATGGCCTTGAACCTCCGCAACAATCTTCATGCGCTTCTTCATATGCGTTTTGATATGCTGTTGGAAATTAGTCATCATCTGCGTGACGAATTCACGGTTCAAAGCACTAGAAGCATAGGGGCCACCAGAAGAACCGGAAATAAGAGACTCACCAATACCCCACGCCTGAAGAAGTTTCTTTGTGATACGATCAAAATCTTGATCAAAACGCGGAACAGACTCACGGCCAAAAACAGATTTAATATCAAAACCAAAGTGGTGAATGAGCATTCTGAAATCGGCTGCGAGTGCTTGCTGCATCAAATCACGAACGTTATTCAGTTCTTCCTGCGTAGGAACCCACGGAACGCCCGTGCCGTCAATATCCTTAATACCCAAATTGCCAAGGATAAACGGTGAGTACAGGCGGTCTGCAACAGCATCTTGCGCGGCATTAAGTGACTCTTCCAACATAAGAGTTTGGAAAGACCTAAGCATATGTGGAGTACCCCGCAAATCCCACGGGCTAATCTTGTTAGCCATGCGGGAAACTAAATCAGGGGACAGTTCCAGGCCGTCACCAGATGTTGCAGCATCAATAATTTCCGGGTAGAAATGCTCCAACATCTTCATTTGTTCTTGCTTGTCTTTGCGAACCTTAGTTGAAGTTTCAAGGCTGTTCGACTTCAGGTCTTCAACTATAGGAGAAACATCAAGCAAAACCTGCTCATCGGAAGAAAAATGAGAACGGGAAACGATAACGTTATCTGGGTTTAGAATCTCTTCACTTTCCCAAACACCATTGACTTCATCAAAGTGCCCTAGAATAGTGCACTCCCCGGAAATGAAAAATTCTTTCCCAATTTCTTTAAGGAAGTTTTCGTAATTGAGTTTTTCCGGGTCCATGAACATATCACGGTAAAACTCCGCAATATCATCATCTTTACAAACAAACTCTAGACCGGCGGTAGGAAAAGTTGAATAAATATCCACAAGCAACGGAACAAGATCGTGGGTAGCATAAAACATGCGTGCCCAATAACGAATCTTCTTAAGCTCTTCCGGGTCTTCAAAATTAAACGGAATATTCTTGTCTTTGAGTGAAGAAAGCGGTTCTCTTACCTTTGGGAGCGCAATCTGCATATTTGTTGAAGACAATTTGGTAACCGTGCTATTATTTTGTGTGTTAGCAACTTTTTGTTTGTTGTTAACCGTGTTCTTAACTCGGTTGTACCGGCGGCGTTTACTTGTGGACCTTTTGGACATTAATCAATCAACTCCGACTTAACAGAAACATGCTCACCATTAACAAAAATCTTATATGAGTTTGTTTCTAATTCAAAGCCAGAAACAATCCCCTCAAAATTAGCTCGACCATTCTCATGGTAAACAGTAACCAAAGAGCCAAGCGGGTGATACATCTTGCTCATAAGAAAAGCATTATTCGCCTTATCTGTTGACGTATCAGGATTTGCGGAACAGACACGGCAAAAACCCGACTTAACGTCGGGGTCATAAAAAACTATTTCCCTACTGCTGCAATTGTAGCATTCAACCTTCATTTTTCCTCAGAAAACACTAATCGACAATAGTGTTTCTTACCGGAACTTCCCTAGCAACGAAAACACTATTGCCTTGCGAACTAATTTCATAAGCGTTCCAGATTTTACCACACCTGCATGTAGAAAACGATGGAACATTAAGAACACTACCACAGTCACACTCGAAAGCCAATTTATTCTTAGAAAGAAAAGCATTCTGGTGACGGTCAAAAACCCAACCACTCGACGCGATTTTGAGTTCAGTGTTCACAAATGAAGTGAAAATTTCACCACATGAGTTATTAATCTCAATCAAACCATCATAAATGGATTGAGTTAGCTCATTCCAGGGGAGGTTACTTTCTTCAACAAAGTCTTCAAAGGAAGCGGGGTCATTGGTGTTTTTCTCGAACATTTCGCAGTATTTGATGAATTCGTAAACGATATCGTCACGAACACCCGGGTCATTATCAATATGGCCAACAAATTCCTTCTTAAGAGCTGCCTTAAGCGGGGCTGTGTTTTCAACACCAAAGTTAGATATGCAAATCTGCTCAAGTTCTTTCCCAACCAAATCAATGCGCCGGTGGAAATCAAAATCGTTGGTTGCCAATGCAAGGAAGCTACCGAAACATTCTTTTGCCTCAGTGAGGGCCTGTTTAAAAACGGCCTCATTGGCTTCAATCTTATCCTGAGTTTGAGATGCCTCAACCAGGCCGTAATCAAACAGTGAAAAACTCAATGCCCAATCCTTTTCATATTAAACACCTTCTTCATCTATTGTCACCTTTAAGTTTGCTTTATCAATAGACAAAGACTCAAAAGTATGATTCCAATTTTGAGAATTGGTCTCGCAATTTTGAAGCTCAATTATTAATTTTAAATTAGCCTGCCGCAACTCTTTGATAGTTTCCATAGCCTCATTGAGCTGTTCCTTAAAATCGTTTAGAGTTGCGAGATAAAGAGCTTTCCGGTTTTCTGTCTCTTCCTTATAGAAAGCCTCTTGCCGATCAAGACGTGCCTCATAATCTTCCGCTTGATCATCAATTTGCTTTTTAAGCATGATAATGACATTTTCGGCGGCTGACTGGTTGTCTAGCTTTAATTCCCGCGAGAACTCGTGCCGTGTTTTCCTCCAACCTTGCCAAGCCTCAATGGTTTTTGGAATAACAATTGCGCCGCCACCGGTGCAGAAAGCCAACAGAGCATAATCCCAGACACTGTTAGCCTGTGGTGTAGGAACTTGCACCGTCGATTGAGCGAGAATCAGAGCTATTTCCAACACAGTTCACCTCCAAAGCGGACAATCATTTTTGTGATTTGAATCCATATTTGTTAGTAGGCGGAGTGAACTACTGAATGTATATAAATTTCTTTGTCTCTTTTATTACAGAGTCCAAATCGTATAACTCCCCCGGTGGGCCAAAAAATGTTACCGCCCGGTGCTCTATCTCTTTTGATGGGTCAAGATGTTTTGATTCCGGGAAGTCTTTCATGTCAGAAAGAATAGCCCATGCCACGTGGTTTTTTATTTTGTCACGTGACGTTTTAGAGACTTCCGCAACATAAGGGTGTTCAGTGTAATATTTGTCTAAATCGGAAATAATTTTGTCACTCAAAGTTCTCTCCAAATCATTTTGGGAAACAGACCTTGCGAGAACGGCATAGTTAATTCTATTTCCGATAGGAAAACACCGGTTACTAGCAGCTGTCATACAGAATTTCCAACTACGTTCACCAAACATCTTACGTTTTAAACTTTCTAAGGATTAATTAATTTTTACCCTCTCACATATTCTTGTAATCCAAGCGCATATATAGCCAAAGTTGCATCCTCTAGAGTAGGAGCAAAAGAAAAAATCGCGCGCACAGCCTTACGGCAAGTATCTGGGTCCGTTTCTTGAACATCCTCAACCGTGCGCATCCAACCAGCCCTATCTAAGAATGCCATGAGAAAAACCTCCATATTGTAAGTGATAAAAAAACAATACAATACGAATAAAAAGTTTTCAACTAAAAACCACGACCACGACCGGAAGCACCACGATAAGAATTACGTTGAGCATACATATTAGTTGGAGTAACAAAAGAATCCAGCTTACGGGAAAAATTCTGAATACCAATACCAGTCTTCTCAGCCAAAACAGAATTACTTTGACCAAACGCCGGAACAATATCCATAACAGACTTATCCCATTTATCCAAACTATCCTGAAGCAAATCAACAGTTACTTCCATCAAAGTATCGGCAAGGTCTTTCTTAGTAATAGGACCAAATTCAGGCTTAACAACCTTACCGTTCTTTTCGGACAAAAACTTTAATTCAAGTTCAAGAAGTGAACCCTCATTACCTTCCCATAAATCGTCTTTGTACGAATGAACCCAGCCAAGATTAAGTGCTGATTTAAAATTCTCCGCGCGCTTACGGTTTGAACTATCAGAGAAAGTAACCTCACCAATTTGAATGTGAGGATACTTCTTCTTTAGCATGGAAATAAACGCGGCGGAATTCCATTGGTCGGAAGTAAACTTAGCGGTAGACGGGAATCTATCAAGAATATCCTGCAAATCATCAAAAACAGAAACATAATCAATGGTTTTATCCGGGAAATCTTCCGCGCGCCATACATGCAGATAATCCACAATAACATGCGGCCAATAATAACCACTATCATCTGGCTCTGGTGGATTCTCCAGGTGAGCAATACATAGCGCGAAATCAGCGTTAGTGGACGCGGGGTCAATATGAATACGGTAAGACTTACCAATTTCACCTTTATTTTGAGCCTCTAGTGTACGACCACCCCAGAACGGCAAAAACATTTGATCAACTTTTTCCGGGTTAAGATAAGCATCAATAACCGACGCGAATTGCGCCCGTCGCTCAACCTTAAATTTTTCCGGGTTAGAAGCCTCCAAAACCAACATACGTTTACCCTCGGGCGTAACATTATCAGGCTCATACTGAATAGGCTTATCCTTCTTAATCCCAGTAAGCTCAAAAGACTTTTGATAATCCTTGTAAGGTTCCCACGACGGCAATTGGAAGATAAGCATTTCCGGGTTAGCAAGAATCTTCTTCATACCCTCTTCAGCGGAAATAAATGCCTCTTCCTCAGACAATTCACCCAACTTAAGACCGTGCTTACGGTTGTACTCATCTAGAGTTTCACAACCAGAAACATAAAGGTCATAGAATTTACCGACTTTAGACCACGGGGAAGACGGCATATACGTAAACCCATGTTTGCCGAACTGGTCAAGGGCTGGCTGGTAACCGTCATAAACCTCTTCAGATGTACGAACAGAGCCAGTGCCAGAAAGCATGTGCGCGAACTCATCATAGAAGTTGGCGAACGTGGTAGACCCACGGCCAGATGCGCTGTTTGATGAAGCAGCAACAACCTTCAGTGAAGCAATCTCACGATCAACCGGAACGCCACTCTTTTTCAGGCGCAAAATACGACGTTCATCAGCTGGTGTGCGCAAAGTAATAATGGAATCCAGTGAGCTAGAGATAGCAGGTTGTAAATACTCGCAACGCTCAATAGTCTGCCTAATATCAGCAAATTGAAATCTCTTAGCCTGAGTTTGAGTGGTTGCAATGCAGTTCACGTAACCATCTTTACCATCAGGCAAACCAAAGTGTTTCTGCCAGTCATCAAGTGAATACATGTAGGCAAGATGCTCCGCACCACAAATGCCACCAATCATGCCCTTGCCAGCACGACGGCCCATAACAGCTTGAACATGTGGGAAACAACGATAACCATGTTGCTTAAGGTACTCTACACGTTCCCAAATATCCTTTTGTACACCAATGGGTTGTGTAGGGTCTGCGAAAGATTCAGCCCACCTCGAAATAACTTCAACATCATATGCTGTCATATTTTCTGTTTCCAAATAAATAAGCTTAAGCATAGTCTGTTGACGCGGATACAATTCAATCCCACAAAAACTTTTATGGGTAGCAAAATCAACAATTGAATCCCACGGTGCCCCTGTATTGAGGATATTCTTCATTGAAGAAAAAGGGTCAAAACCAGAAACAGGTGCCGCAACTTTTTTCGCCATAATAGTTTTAATCCTACATGTTAGTTAGTGAGTAAACAAATAAAAAAAAATACCTGTCTACTTTTTAAAAGCAAACAAGTATTTTTATTATAGATAAAACTACAGGCTCTTAACCCGATCAAGAGCAGCCTTAGTGATACGATCACGCATCTCATCACTCAGACGAGTAGCAATCTCATCAACAGTAAGCTGGTGGCTAGGGGCCTTCTCAGGCTCCGCGTGCTCATGGCCGGGGTCACGCATAGCTTCAGTGCGCTCATTAAGGAAACGCTCTGCCTCACGCTCAATCGACTCCAACTGGGAAGCAGAAAGACCATTCTTAGTCTTATACACACCAAAAACAGTAGCCAAGCCAAACAAGACCAGTACTGCGAACTGTGCCCACTTAGGCAAGTCCATACCCATCACAGCAGCCTGCGAAATAATAACAGAAACCACACCAACAGTTGCGGTCACAGTGTTGGCAATTTTCCGGTACCAGGGCTGTGCCTGATATTTATCCCAAAAGAATTGACCAATGAAATCCATGCTCATCACAATGGCCTTGGAATTTACACCATTAGGCATTTTATTACTGTCCCTTCTTGATAGCCTCAGTGAGGCCCTGAATAGAGATATTGATGTTCTTCAGCTCATTCAGAACATCCTTCTGGAGAAGAAGAATAGCCTCGGAATTAACGCGAGCGTTGTAGGCATGGTCATCCGCGTTGAGAATGAACTTCTTCAATGGTGCTCGGTATTCTGGGTTACCGTTTGCCTCAAAAACTTCATCAAGTGCTGACATTAAATCATCGTCCTCATCATTAGACACGGCAACAGTGCTGCCATTAATAATTTGCCTCACATATTCAATCACAACATCCCACGGGAAGTTAGCCCCGGGGTCAGTATGATTGGTTTCACGCCATGCTTGCGCGGCATCACCATGACCAGCAATACCACGAACAAGGCCACGAACTTCATCCGCGTTAATTTTGCGTGGTTCAATATTGTACCGTACACACCAGTCAGCCAAAATACGAGCAACCGAACGCAACTGAGCATCACGTGCTAGCCATTGGTCACGAGAATCAGCTGAATAACCACAACAAGACACATGCAAACCAATACGGTTAGCAGTCCATCCAGCAGACCACGTGATGTAATCATCATCATTGGAACGGACGGTTTTACCGTCACCACCAACAAGAATATGATACGAACCCGTATTAGAAGTGTCCTGCCAACGGGAAACATTCAACGGATCACGATCCGACGGATTTTCAACAGTGTGCACAAAAGCCTGAACAATCGTGCTCTTATCACGCCACCCGGAATCATTATCACCTAAATCATCAATATCAGCTTGGAACTGATTACCAGTCAAAACAAATTCACCCCTTGGTTTATCGGAAACAGGTGCGGACTTAGCACCAACAGGATTTTGACCCCACTCAGGGGACAGAACATCGCTCACGTCAACAGTGATTCCATCGATTTTCGGCCCGGGGTTACTAGGTGTGTCAACTACTCGCTGGAACAAAACAACACCATCTGTGATTGTATTAGGGGTTGACCATGCTTTAGTTTGCCATGCCCAATACTTCCCGCGTATCGGAGACTCACCAACAACACCATCTTCAATGGCCCACGCGCAAACACGAGAATGGCCGTAAATACCTACGCGCTCTTTGCCGATAGCGTCACAAGCGCCCCGGAAGTATTCAATGCCGAAACTATTCCACTCATCAAGTGTTATGTTGAAGTCAACAGCGAAATAACATGGTTGTGGCTTAGCGCCTAGAGCATCGATGCGTTTTGCGGCCTCGGAAGCATCGGCAAAACCGCCCTGATATCCACGCCGAACATCAGAGTTATGATCCTTGCCGTATTGCCACACAAAAGCAATTTCAAGCCCGTTATGCCAGTAGTCAAATGCTTCTTCACTATGGATAGGCTTACCACGCATAGTGGATAAACGCGCATCTGAAATATACCGTACAGCACCAATATGACCGGCGTTTTTCACTGATTGGGCCGCAATAGGTGCGGCGGAATAATCAACTACTGTTGCCATAAACCACCTTCTAAAATAATTTTGTTCAACTATTTAAAACGCGGGGTACTCGGTACAAATCATGTTGTACCAAACAAGTCCAAGGTCAACATCATCAGCATTTACCCAAACACTCGCGTACACTTTGCCAGTGTAAACCTGTGGGTTTACTGGTTGTATCGGGAAAAAACCTTCACGCGGAGCGTTATTGTTTGACCAGCACGCAGCAGCAACATTTGTATCATTATCATTGTACCCTTGTTTTTCACTAAGAAGAATGTGAACAGACGCGTATGAACTAGCACTTTTTGTTAGTTGCATAGTTCCCTCGAATATAAGCAAGTTAGGGCGGTGAGTAGCGGGAATTTCCCACTCATAAACCTTGTATTTATTCCCACTGCTATAGGTCTTTTTTGGCATCGCGCTTCCACTAAGCGTGTGAAGACGGGGGAAGTTACCATCAACCATGTTGATTGAATTAAAGTCAACCTGTCCGTTAGTGTTTAGTGGAACAATGCTGCCTTGCTTTTTCCAGTTAACATTGTTATTGAATTTAGCTATTCTTTCTTTAGCTAAATCAAAACCCCTTTTATCAACAAGTTCCCTGGTTTTGTTGTAAAAAGAAGACCTGCGCTCCTTATTAACAAGACGGGAATCAACATACTCCTTAACTTCTTTTTGGTCAATTTTAGGAACAACACGGCCATTAACATAGGAAAGCGTCGCAGGTGAGCCTTTATCACTCGCGGATTGAATGCCAACATATCTTAAACCAGCCATTTTATCACGCCCTCATTGGTGTAATAGCGAACTTAACAAAATTTTCCCCATTACCGGAAATACCAGCTGCACCATCAAAACCATTAAGGAATTGTGCTTTCAATTTAAGTTTTTGGGTCTTAGGGTTAGATGGGTCAATGTAAACCCTTAATGCAGCCGCGCCGAATATATAACGCATATTAGTTGCTTCTCTAAAAGCGACACCAATAGAGTAATCAGTCCAATGCGTAGTTTCATTGGGGTAAAAATCAGCGTAAAATTGAATAGCTTTATAAGTATCTACTTTAGCAACCCATTTGCAATGAAGCGCAAAGTTATTAAAAAGCTTAAACCGTGTTAAATCAATCTCTGTCACATCAACATGGGATTGATTTCCAGGGTCTTTGAATCCAATGTAAGAACTTTCCCACGTGTTTGGATAGATGCCAGAGAAATTATCTTGCGATGGGAAATTAACGCGAGAAATAGCGCCACGGTCCATTGTCAAAAAAGACTTGGACTTAGCGGCATAGTTTAGACTAAAAGGAACAAGCCACTCTTCACCACGCAAATCCTCAGAAGCGGAATCAACTTCAGACCTTTTAATAAAATCAGCGGTCTGTTGCTTGGCATAATCAAGCGGAGTTGGGTTAGAACCTTTTGCAGACAAAAGATTATTAGCCATTTCTAAGCTCATCACTTCATCTTGTGACGATGGCTCGGGTCCACGGTAAATCATTAGAAAGTGTCTCCCTCTGGAACTAGAATGGCCAATAAACGCCCGCCAGTAGTTTTGGCATTAAAATGAGCACCGACAACATTCCTACGAATAGTTATTTTCTCTCCAGAATTAACTATATATTCATGGTTAACTTGCGGGAAACGCATAACCTTATAGCCACTTCCACCAGGGGTCTCATTCACGCAAACGGTCTTAAAGTCATTATCCCCGTGTTTTGCTTCAAGATAAATAGTCAACTGGTAGCTAAGGCGTGATTCAAACGTCATGAAAGACCAAATAAGAAGCTTATACCGATTCATGTAATAACCATTGTCAGCGGAGGGGCGGGGTGCAACAATGGAAAATTCAATATCCTTAATTCCAATAACCTCAGTTGCGGGTCTAAATTCAGGCCACTTCTCATTGATCATGGAAACAAGAGCATATGAAGCGTTTTTAGGTGGCTGATAACCAAAATCACGGTTAGTAAAAACACCATCAGCGGGCATAACAGCTAGTTTTGTTCCCACATCTTGCGCGTGCCAGTATTTCTCAACTTCACTGTTAAGACGCGAGTACGTCATTTTACCCTGTAAAGCCTTATCAACTTCATCTGATGTAACTGTGTTATTGGCGATATAAGCACCAGCGTCACTGAATTGTTTTTCTGTGCTGGTAAAACTATTAGCCAGTTGGTCAACAGTTTTACCAATAACAATACTCTCTCTTGACTTTTCATCAGAAATAGAGTTAGGCCCGACTATTTTTAATTCAGCCATCAAAATCACCCCATAACCACAATAGTGTATTGGTTACGGGCAGGAGCATTGGCAAAATCAAGGCTCAAAGTAGTATTGCTCATTGCCGTAGCGCCAACAAGAACAGCATTCCGCTGACTATCAAAGACCTGATAAATAACATCAGTGGTATTCAGGTTGTGAACAATACGAGCCTGTCGGTTACCCTCTGGAACAACACCTGTGTACTTCCGTACGGACGTACTCGCTTGCAGGGTTAGTGATCCATCAGGGGAGAAAGTCAACCCCTGTCCAGCTTTAACACTGATAGTCCCGGCATTATTTGACAAGCCACTGCCAGTAGAAATCTTTCCAGAACCACCACCAGCGAAAATCTTAGACCAGCTATTAACACCATTAGCAACATTGTTGACAACAGCCTTGCCGGAAAAACGCCACAAAGTACCACCATTGGCAGTACCCTCAGAAACAGCCACAATAGCATTTGGTCGGTATGAAGAAAACTCACTCTGCATTGGCCTCACCCACTGAGTGGCAGCAACAACCCAGAAGCCATTTTCACTAGAAACGTTTTGTGCGGAAAGAAGAACAACATCGCCCGCGCGGGTTTGAATACCGTCGATAGTCTTCAAACCAGTAAGCCCCGTAACACCAACGTGTGAAGCAACCCGAACACTACCAATGAACACAGGCTTAGCCTCGGAAGCCGCCACAGCATCACTAATAAGCTGCTCCAGACCATCCCTAGCAGTGTTCCAGCCGTTAATTTCCTCAATACTTAGAGTAACTTCACCGGTTTTACCATTAACACTATTTACACTGGTTTTCTTGTTGGAAACGCCGGAAGCTAACTTAACCCATGTAGCATTGTCGGTATTAAACCAATATGTTCCCTCATCCTCACCGGATTTAATTACACCAATAGCACCCTTATACAAACCGGTTTTAGGAAGTGCAGAAACACTAGCGGCCTCGTGTAAAGACGGGTATTGATTGTAGTTGATTGAAGCAGGGGAAATTTTGCCAGATTGATCAAATTCTATCTTCGACGAAACAACAGAATTTATTTTACCCGAAACAAAATCATCAATATTAGAAATTTTGTCAGTGGTAATAGGGTCAAGTTGATCAGGGGAAACCTTAAAACCATCCGCGTTTAGTTTGCCATCCAAAGCACGGGACAAACCATTGATTTTAGTCATCGGCAAATTAGGGATATTAGACTCAGCTACTTTACCAAAAACCAAATCAACCTTATTATTCACGCGCTCTTCAAGACGTGAAAGACCATTGATATCCCACATCTCATGCGTGTGGGAAGAAGCTGCTTTTCCTGCCAAAGCATTCGACAGTCCGTTAATATCGGCCATGTTGTGTTGGTGAACAGCATCAGCCTTATTAGACAATGTTGCAGAAAGGCCAACAATCTCACCCTGAGAATGCGTGTGGCCGGTATTAGACTTCTTGGCTAACTCAGAATCCACATAAGATTTATTAACCGCGTCATCTTCCCCTGAAGCTGTCTGAGGCAAAGAGATATTACCGTCAACCTTCCTCTTCACAACAGCGTTGGAAATAACTTCGGAAGAAGTAGCGTCATTAGAGACATAGCCAGCCAGTTTGTCATTCAAGGCTTTAGGCTGAATAGCGGTAGACGCTAATTCAAGAAGACTGTTAACCTGTGCAGACAGAGTAGAAGCCTGCCAGCCACCAACAGGCGCGGAAGTTTGAGAATACAGCGCCCGGATACGGTCAAGAAGCTGCGTGACCATTTCCTTATGTTCTGTAGTCAACTCAATATTATCAGCCATTAGATTACCTCAGTCTTCTTGAAGATATTCATAGGATAAGTAATGGTCCCGGAATAAATTTCATTTGCAACAGCGCCTAGAACAACAACTTCACCATTTGTTCTCACAATGAAGCGCTTAAAGCTATTCCACGAATATACGGCACCAACAATTTCCTGCGACGGGATAGCGACGTGTCCATTCCATTCTTTATTATTAAACTTAGCGATGGTCATATCACCAGTTTGTGTGAAACACAAGCGGTTAGCGTTAATGGTCATCATCCCAGCCTTAATTGAAACATAAAGCTTAGGGTTTTCACTCATCTTTAATGCGCCGCCACTGATTCCCATATCAAGGAAAACTTCATCTTTAGGCCCTTTTGAAAGGGTATCAGCCTGAACCTTAGTAACTACATACTCTTCTTTAAGCTTCTCGTGCTTTTTCTTAAGATCATCAAGGCTAATGGTTAACCCGGAAATTTCCCGGTTAGCGTCCTCAATGCGCTTAACAAGATCATTGTTAACACGGCTGATTGTTTGCCTATTCCAATCCGAATACCCAAAGGAATCGGCTGCCCACGCGGCGTTAATATCCAGCACCCAATCAGATGGGGCATCATCATAAGGGTTCTGTGCCGGGTTACGTGGGTCACCAGAATCAACAAAACGATCATCAGTCAAACCCAAGTGGCCGAAATTATATTTAGCCATTTCCTGAATGATATTCACAAAGTTAGTGCGGTCAACATTATGAATCAAAGCCCAGAACTTATGAGCAGGATACTTATAGCAGTAATCCGGCATAATAGTGTAATTATCACCAGGCTTAAGGAACTTATGGGCAAAGTTCTCAAAAATCATGAAAACATCGCCCGCCTCCATCATTTCTTCCCGGGTGTTGGCACCCGGATTCAAAACAACAGTGAATTTCTTCCCGAACTTGGCTTTAATCTTCTTGTAAAGTTCCAGGTAGTAGCTCATCTTGCTTGTTTGGTCGCCCCAGCCATTGACGGCCTCATCAACAAAAACACCATCAACTTTGTACCAGTCAATGTATTTTTGCATTTCTGCGAGAAGCTTGTCTTGAGACTCAGTGCCCCAACCAGAACGCACATAACCAACTACATGAGAGCCGGAAGCGTGAGCCTTCTCAGCCTGAATCTGCCAGTCAGAGTTAATCTTGTCACCGGGGCCACTGTTCACATTTATGATGCTAATGCCAATGTGCGGGTTGTGCCGTAGAACCCTATCCCAGTTTTTCTTAGGGCTGATAGTATCCGGTGCGTAGTAAGTAGCCAGTGAGATAGTCCTTCGGTTCTTCCACAAAGGTTCTTTCTCGAAATTACCTACCTTGCCGTTCTCTTTTATGTCAGCGATATCGGCAATATTCTTGTTTATTTTCTCATTGAAAGCACCACTGGCAAGGTCAAATGCAGTCTTGACTTCATCGACTTTCGTTATTTTATTTTCCAAATCTTGTTTAACAGCCTGGATTTTTATATTCATTTGACGGGCAATATTAGAATTTTCTCGCGCGTTCTGATCATAGGTTTGTGCTCGACCGTGCATGGTCTTGACTTCATTATATTTGGAAGTCATATCACCAACAGTAGTGTTGAAAGTATTCAGACTATTGTCAATTGCAGACTTAGCTTGATCAACAGCTGACTTTTGAGAATCAACAGCATCTTTCAGTCGGGAAACTTCCTGACGTTCTGTAGTTACACCAGCGAGAGTTTCCCTGGCCTTAGACAAAGTAGCCTCAGTGGCAGACTTTTCTGCCTCAAAAGCTTTCTTCAAATTATCAACAGCCAGTTTCTGGTTATCAACCAAAATCTTAGTACCATCAATAGCCTTCTTGGCCGCATCAACATCAGTTTTCATTGATGTAACATCAGATTGTGAAGCCTGTACAGCAGCCAGAGAAGTTTTTACTTCACCCAGCTTGCCAGCAACATCTGTTTGAGAAGCTTCAACACTTTCCTTCAAAGAAGAAACATCACGCTTAAGGGTCTCAACACTTGCTTTTGCTTGATTAATCATCCCAAGTGTTTCCTTGGAGGAAGCCAAATCAGCCGCAACAGTATTGCGTTCTTTAGTAACATCAGCCTTAATGGCCTCAATATTCTTGATAAGCTGGTTAATTTCAGTGATTTTCTCACCGGAAGTAGTCTCAAACGCACGCAAACGAGCGATAATATCCTGAAGATACTTCTCTGCAAGTTCTGCCTTGTCGGTAGAGACCTTAGCAGCGGTCAAGGACACGGCAGCAAACTCACGGGCAGCACTAGCCTGTTGTTCCGGGTTTTCAGGCAATGACTGCTCAATAGCCTTTTTAAAGGTAGTTAGATCGTTCTGTGTGACTTTACCTTCAAGCTCTGTTACAAGCCCCTCAATCTGGCTTATAGCCAACGTTAAGGGGTCACTCCCACCTGCCTTGTGAGTAGCAGCGTGAGCAGTTGGGGTACGGCTATCAGTAAGACGCGGGTCATTGGTATTAACCTTGGAATTAAGTGCCGTTCCCAGTCCAACAACTTCAGCCTGACTAATCGGACCACTACGACGGGCACCAATACCCTCAGCGGTGATCATAACTTCACCGGTTTGGCCGTTCACAGACCAAACATTAGAAAGACGAATAGTCGAACCGTTGCCGTCCTTCAGCGAGCCTTCTTCATATTTGACAACAATATTATCAAGAGAAGAGTAAGGTACTTTGCCGGATTCGTCCTTGTCAACTTTTTTATTTAAAAGTGTATCGATTTTACCCTGAAAATCAGGCAAGTCTTCCGTAGTAATGATGACAGACGAACCAGTTTTGTTATTCACGGCCTGAATGCCGGAAGTTGCAGAAAGTTTCTGCCAGTTACCTTCCGTAGTTGGGGGCATTTCGGCCAAAACATACGTAGCACCCGGGGTAATAGCCAAGTCACCTACAGAACCACCAGTAAGACCAATAAGACCAGAACGGTCTGTAATATTGAACACTCTGGTGTATGCAGAATCAGGGAGTTGGTTGTTCGGGACTTTACCCTCAACCAAATCAGCTTTCTTGTTCAATGCCATGTTGGTGCGAGAAGAAGCTAGAGACAGATTAGAAACAGCAGTCTGAATACTTCCGGTTGTTTGTTTCAGGGAAGAAATTTCATCGTCGGCAAGCTGCTTGTTGGTGTTGATCGTCTCGGAAAGATCATTGCGTAACTGTGACGTTTTATTGTCGATACTCTCAGTAAGTGAACTGTTGGTAGAATCAATCCTAGACGAAAGTTCATTTCGCAGAGCAGCCGTCTGGTTAGAGACAATTCCAGTGACGTTAGAAATAATGTTGATATCTTTGGAGTCAATATCTTTCCGCAAGGAAGAAATCTCGGTATTAACCCGATCATTAGTTGCCAAAGACGAACCAGTACCATCAAGAACATTACCGGAATAATCTAGGCGCGGAACCCACCCGGCGCGCCCGATATCATTTTCTGTAACATTACGGGAACCCGGAACCTCCCCTTGTGTCTTGATATCATCAAATTCAATATCCTGGTTTGGCATGTAAAAATCATGTGTAACCAGTTTGCCGGAAACACCACGCCTCCACCCAATACGGTAAAGAATCGGGGGCGAAACAGAATCCGACGGCACAAGATCAAAAACAACATTAGTTGTAGGCTCAATCAAACGGACTTTTTGAGTCTCAGAGAATTTAGCAATTGTCGAATCATAGGCAGCATCACCGCCATTGACGACAACAATAGTCACTTCGACATTTTCAGGTTTGCGGGAGACAGCCGTAACAGACCGCATGAGCTTAACAGTAAGCTGCTTTTTAATCATAGGTCACCTTTAAAGCTATTTGCAAGGAAAGTATACTTCACCCTTTAATAGCTAAAACCACCCGGCAATTATAGAACTGCTAGGTGGTTTCGTAACTCAATTATTTAATTATTTTCTTTTGTATCCCAACTGTTCGGAATGGAATACTTTTTACATTCCTTTAGCAAGCGTAAAACGCTGGTTTCATCTAGTTCTTCATTGAAAGAATCAGCGTAGGTTTTTCCGTCAAAGATAATGAAATATACTTCATCATCATGTTCTTCAACTCGGATAACAGTTGGTTCAGTGAGCATTGGTGGCTTATTTACTTCTTGCTCAATTCGATCAATCAGATTCATTTACTGCACCTTAATGATAATGTTTTGTTCCGGGATAGTTACTTCTTTTTTAAGAAACCGGTCATACCCAGTAGCCTCACCTTTTTTTGCAGAGTAAAGAACAAATCCATGATTCCCAGACGTGAAGCAACTAGCGCCACCTAGTACCATTTTACTACCAGGATATGCATTCAAGTAAACTTCACCCTTTCCGGGTACTCGCTCACCACTCTTGTTGAACTTAGCTTCATCATCCTTACGCTTACGCATATTGAACCTCCATTGCTTCTTTCACGATATCGCTAGCAGACTTGTCAAAAATATTGACGTAAACAGTATGCGATGTTGATTTTCCTAGCTCATCATGCCGGAACACTTCAACCTCTGCTACATAAGGCTCAAATGAACCGTACAGCTCATTAACAACCAGTGATGCATTAGAATCATTAAGGTATAACGTCACGTGACTAATTTCAGTGGTGCTGCGTCGTTTCTTTGAGGCAATATCAACCCGGGTGAAAAGTTCCGGCTCCAATGATACCTTGCTCAAAACCTCTTTGAAGAAAGTATTATTTTCCATTAGAGTTCCACCTTATTGAAGACGAATTTACCCTTCTTGATTTGCTTGCCACTAGTCTTTGCTTTTACCTCAACAGCCGTGGAAATCTGCCACACTAGGAAAAGAATAGCAGAACAAAACAGGAACGCTACAACACCGGAAATTACAATTGCCCATGAGTAACTAGTAATATCACTCACAACACTATCATAATCATATGTGTAGTTGTCTAGACGGTGGATATTAATAAGGATAGTCTGAGCACGCTCTAGAGCGTCTACACCGCCCTTGGAGTAGTCATAAAAATCTTGTGACTGCCACCAGCTGCCTAGAAGATTCACATACAGATTCAAGAACATTAATACAGCGTTTGCGCGCTTCTTAACAGTCCATACCCAATTTACGTTTTTGAAGATATTCATCCTTATTCACCTGTTTTCCATTGCTTAGAGCGAGCGATAATAATCTTTCTGATATGCTTATATTCTTTGATCAAATCATCAATATCAGTGAGCGGAGCACCTTTTTGATGGCTTAAATGCTTATGGTATTCCTTGACGAAATCAACAAGCTTTTCTGCGTGTCCTACTTTAGCGTCAAAAACGACATAAGGTTCACCGCTGGCGGTTCGGAATCCAGTAACACTGTAAGACTTGTCAGACCAACCGGAAATGCCAAGCGCATTAGGAACATGAACAATATCTGTTTGGTCAAAAATTACCGCGCAATCACGAACAATGGATTTTTCTCCAACACGTGATTTACCACCAATGAAAGCTTTTTCAAAGACAAGAGCCTCACCGTAAACAATTGCTTCATCAAAAACCCTGGCCGCACCATAAACTTGTGCTTTGTCAGTAACAATAGATTCGCCAGAAATAATTGCGTTTTCAAAAATCTTTGCAGAGCAACTGATTTTAGCATTTTCAACTACCCTGGCGAACTCTGTTACAGTAGCCTTGCCACAAACCATGGCGTTGCCGGTCACAAGACTATTACCTCGGACTCTAGCGTAATCATCTACAACAGCATTGCCGGAAACAACCGCAGCGCCTTGAACGTGTGCGTAGCCTTGGATTGTGGCATTCCCGTTAATGATGGAGTTGAGGTGAATCTTTGCGTTTCCCTGAATCCGAGCGCTACCAATTACAGTTGAATTTTCAAAAACTCGTGCGTTCTCTCCTACTTCAGAAAATTCATCAACTTTGGAGTTGCCATATACACGCGCATTATCTTCTACAAGTGAGAACCCTCCAACGGTGGCGTTGCAATATACAGATGAATTATCAATTATCCGACATTCACCACCAGCCACAGCGTTTCCGTGAACATGGGCATCGTTATAAACATGAGCCTTGTCTTTAACCGTCGCTGTGTTGGAAACTTTTGCTCTTCCATAAATCTTTGCTTGCCCGTAAACTTTAGCGTCCCCACGAACAAGTGCGCTTTCTGTTACTAGTGCATCCCCGTAAACCTTGGCTCGTTCAGAAACCCATGCTTTTCCAGATAAGTTTTTCTCTGACTCAATGAATCCCCCAAGGTCACCTTGCTTCACCTTGAATTGTGGCAAGTCCTGCGTGGCCATGATTCGGTGAAGTGTGTAACCGTCTACGACAACTGTTTCACTGGTTAGTGCAAAATGCTTGACCATAGTGTTTCCTTCTCTCTTCTTATCTGACATTTTGAATGTTACACTATGGTGAAAGCATTGTCAAAACTACTGGTCAAGGGCTACTTTGACCATGTATCCAAGGAACTCCCTAACGCAATCATGGATATCGTTGTAAGTGAATGCATCATCATAGGAATCACCGACAACACCTAACTTCTTTTCCTTGATAGGTTCCCGTGTATGCTTCTTAGAAACCTTGAACCACAAAACATTTTTGCTATCCAAATAAAAATAAAAATCTGCTTTCGGATAAACACATGAAGCTATTTCAAGAAGAAACACATTTTCATTCTCATGGTTGTTGCACCTGACATGACCGGCAGCGCTGTCAATGGCCAAAGTAATTTCGTCACGTGACGTAACTATGCGACTGAATTCCTTATGTCCATAATCATGACGGCTAGCAGTGTCAAATCCCCATAAGCAAATGTCTACAAAAGCTTCTTCAGTAGCATCCATGAGATACTTACGTGGACCGAATAAAGCATCATCCTTGATGTACTCAACTAATATTTTGTATGGATTGTTCAACTGAGTAAATTGAAGAAGTTGCCCCCGGTGGTAATCTCGAATAGTGAACTTATTCCCATACTTACTTTTATCCGTGAACAATTCATAATTATCACAAACATAATAAAAGCGCTTCTTATACAACGCCTCCATATCATCAACCAAAATCATGACTAATCAACACTACCCAATGGAACATTGTAATGAAGAATCTTATTCTCATAAACACGCCGGAAAATATTACCCAAATGGGAGTAAGTCATATTCCAGCATGAGAAAGAATACTCCTCCTCGTCCCACAAGTCATGTACAGCAACAGTGCACGGCACCCCATTCTTGTACAGTTCGTACTTGATTCGACCACCCTCAAAATCAACTTCACACGCATCTTCATAAATTCGGTATTCAACAATCTTTCGGGAATCAAACACCCGCAACGCCTGCAAAACATCCTCAGGGTAAACGGCTAGACGCTCAAACCCGCAATGATCAACGTGAATGGACTTATCGTTACGCTGGTGGCTCCTCAGAAACTCAAAAAGAACATTCTCAATCGTTTCCGGGTAAATACCATACTCATCATGATTATTGATACCCTCGCAAGCAAACGAATACTTCTCAATAGGATTACCTGCGTCAAGTTCCTGCTTGTCGTAAACAGTGAAGTAACAAATACCATCAAGATATCGGAACCCAAAAGCAAAATCCGGCAAATCAGGGATTAACGCCCAGTATTGAGTCCACCCTGGCAATTCGGAATATTGTTTTGCCTCGTGATAAAACTTTTCCATTTTTACCCCTTAATTGCTTTTTCTACAGCATCATAAATATCTTGGCAGTCATTCAGGCCAAAAACAGTAGAAACCCGTGAGGAAGAATTAGCATGGACATCGAAAGTGCCCTTCTTCCCCTCAACAATAGTCGCAGTATGATTAAACCGGTGGTTCTCTTTATTAGCAGGGTCAATAACAAACAAACACTTCACTCCACCCGTGAACTTACCCTCACCAATGGAATCATGATACTTACTTCCAAGGAAGTAATTCTTAACATCAGTTAGATTCAACTTCACTTTACTTTCTTTCTCAAAGTAATCATTCAAGCTATTAACCGCATGCGAGAACTTTTCGGTGTTAATATAATGATCGACATTGAATTCGTTCGAAACAACGATATGGTACATTTCATTTTTGTACTGAATTTCAATATATACATCAGTGTTTTCCAGGTAAACAAAAATACTACCGTGTTCAAAAATTAATCGCCCTGTCTTTGGAAGAACCTGAGCAATTTTAGAAGCAAAACTATTTATTTTTCTCGCCATTTTTCTCTTCTTTCTCTCGCTGAATAACTTCATCCCAATCAATATGACCAGTCTCAATAATATTACAGAGTTCATTCATGCTACTTGTTTTACCAAGTGGAACGGAGTTCTTATTTGGTGTCAAAACAAGACACGAATACCAGTCTTTGCCGAAAGAAATATAAAGAACATTTTTGTTTTCAAAACCAGTTACTCGGAAGCATTCGCTAGAAGATTCTAACTGAAAATTAAGATCGGAATGAGCATTCTTTACACTTTGGATAATACCGTAAATATCGCTCTTAATTACATCATAACACAAAGGACTTATGAGTTCACAACTTAACAGCCTTGAGAAGAATTCCTCCCACATTTCCGGCTCATCATACATATTGTATTCCATGCCATGCGGGGAAACTTCTTTACCCAATCTGGAAATATAACACGAAACATTATGGTAAAAGTTACTTTTCCTAATGAAAAGGATATGGTAGTAAGACCATGTTACCAGCATGTAATTATCGTCTTTTTCGTGAATTTCCAGCCCGTCATAAACCTTTTTCATGGCCGGAATAATATTGTTTGCTAAAGATCTTTCTTTTCCTTTTCTTCCCATTTTTACATCCGTTCAGCTATCCATTTTGCGGCCTGTTTTGGGTTGTCAAATCCAAATGCATCACCGGTTTTATCTATGGTGTACAGAATTATTTCGTCATCTTCCACGGTTAGGAAGAATGCCTCTTCATATTCTCGGCTTAAAATGCCACTGATTCCTTTGTTGCTGAAAACAACTCCGGGAACATGGACCAAATTAGAAAGTTCCACCATTACATCGTATAGAATCTCTTTAGTGCTCACACGATGTATTGTATTATTTAATTCACTCCCCTGCAACGTAAAAAAGAATCAATCAAATCATGAACGCTAGACCATTTCACATCAGTGATGGTAACATCCAATTCCGGGTTAGTTCCCTCACCATATGCTTTTAACTGCAAATGGTCCATGTACTGTAGGTGAGTGACTTCAAATCGGAGTCCACCTACGCTAAAGACTCTGCGTGTATGGGTTGTTTCTGAGTGGCCATACTCAACCGGAATCCCACAGAACGCACCATCGTCAACAAAATCCCTGACGTTAAGCATGATAATGTCATTGATTTTGTCAAAATCATACTCGTATGAATTGTTTTTTGAACTGCTTAAGAATCCAATGGAGATTATCTTTGTGGAAGTAACGCTTTTCAATGAGTGCGCTATCAACGCCAATTTCGGCGGTTATGTATCCATTTTCATCTACAGGTGACAGTGCGAGAGCATATTCAACATCTGTTTCAGTGGGGATTCTCCAATCAATAACAGTTCATCCGTTTTCTTTTGTGGATAGTGTTTCTGTTGGGAGTCCTACAGACTGCATCTCTTTCATTATCTCTTTGATCATGATTCTATTATAACATCACTGGTGGTAAAAATCAAATTATTAAATGTGGTTGTGATCACAAGAAAACCCCTCCAAAAACAGGGAGGGGTTAAACTAGAAAGAAATCACGGCGCGCTTCCGGTTAATGGACGGCTCCAACCCATCGCCAATAATATTTTTGACCACGGTAACTAACGATTTTGCCGTGGAATCAGACACAAGGAAGCTCCCTTCACTATGAGAAACTTCGATCCCATCATCAGTGATGTAGAACTTGACAACTTCTCCAGCGTTAGCATATCGATAGCAAACAATTTCGTTATCATTGTTTAGACCCACAAAAACATCCGGGAGATTATCAGCAATAACATCCTGAATATCCTTATAACCAATCACAACCCTATCAGAGAAAGCATGAAATCCACAGTCAACTTCACACAAAGAGTTCACTCGGATAAGGTAAACAAAATCTTGGCAAAATGGACGAACGTTTTCAACCACATAACAACCCTTGATGTTGTCATCGTCATCTAGCATGTAGAAGAAAACATTATCCCACAAATCATTGTGCCGTAGAATAAACTTCCGGTACTCAGGGGCGTATTCTTCATACTCACCCTCGTAAACATACTTAGTGAGACCAACACCTAAATCGTCACATTGACGTTTAAACCCATGAACCATGAGCGGAGGAGTACCATTCTTAACAAATTTCCGGCTAATATTCATGATTCACTCCTTGAAAAGATTCATTGTTTCAGTATGGAAGCTAATTGGAGTGAAAGTCATAACCAAAGACTTAAGCAACTCAACTATCTCATCATGTTTGCAGTTAAAACTCTTTACACTCATAGTGTTTTCACCAACTGAAGATTCTACAGAGATAGAGTAATCATCAACATTCGCAGTCACATCAATCCCGTCAACCTGGAATCTAACCCCATCAGCTTCCCTGCGAATACTGAAGAAATCTGGTTCGTTCCACAAAACAAATTCCAGAACACCATTATTATGAATAACCAGCCAAAAATTATTATTAACCGGATAATAGGCGTTTTCAACAGCCATCATTGTAAGCAGGTCGTCAAGTGCCCAGAATTGCCGATCGCACAAATAAATGTATTTCGGGCTGTATTCTGACTCATCGTAGTCGAATTCTCCCCATACAGTTACCGTGTAGGTGTTCTCACTATGCATGGTAATGATGTAAAGGTCATCCCCAAAACCTCCCTCACCATCATAGTATTTTAGAGCAACATAATCATGAAAAACTTTATCTGCTTGCGCGTATGTCACCATCTCAAATGGAAAGTCGTGCGCCTCAGAGATTTGTTGTTTTAACTCATCAATATAAGGTTTAGTATCCATCTCTCCTCCTCTTCCTTGTACCCACCACCTTACCACACGGGTGTGTAACACGTCAAATAATGGAGAAAACCCCACAATGAAGTGGGGTTATAGCATGTGCAAGGTGTTCAAGCCTCTGGCAGAATCCAATGAGGCTTAAAGGTTCCATCCTGAAAACATTTGATAAGATTAATTATTTCATCGGGGAAGTTTTCAGGAAGCAAGCTATTCACCCTTAACAAATTCAAGAATTGTTTCATGCATCAACATGATGCCCGGAACCATCTTCTCATCACCAAAATTGCACACAAAGTAAGACCTTATTTCATATGGTTCTTCTCGTGAATTGTCAATGAACTCGACTTCTACATTACCATTGTAGTTGGTGAACTCCATATAGACATCTTTGTTATCATAGATATCCAGCTTTTCATAATAACTACCACTCAGGCAAGAATTAATGAAATCTTCAATTGTTTTGTTATTCTTTTTATGCCCCATCTTTAACCCCAGAATCAATCAGTGCCGTCTTATTCATTTGCTGAACACAACGAACAATTTCATCAGAATTCTTCCCGAAATACAGGAAAGACTTCACTTTATCCTCACCACAGCCACACTCAGAGTGATATTCAACAATACCAGTGGTATCACTCTTAAGTCCAGTCTGTAAGTAGCAGCCCGGCTTACCTAGACCATCATAACGAATCTTAAACCCAACCGAGCTTAGCTCACTGCTTTTCTTTACAAAATCAGCCAAATCATTCGTGCGAATCACGTTTTTCATAATGCCAAAAATTCTTTCTATCCACATCAACCATCAACGTCTTATACAAAGCCTTAATAGCCGACTCTATATCTTCTTTATTTTCACTACAATACAAATAAGACTTAACTACAAAATCAAGATGGTAATTCTTACCAATATATTGAACCAAACACAAATCATCACGGACCTTACTAAACTGTAAGAACAGTCCGCAATCATAATAAAATATGTGCGGGAATCCCAAATAAAAATCAGGTCTGTTAGAGCATTCCTCAACAAACCTGACTATATTATCTACAGACATTTTACGCTAGAAGCGCCGAATCCACCGCCTTCATACTAACATTCTCCATAGCATCACAAGCAAAATTAACAAGGTCAATCAAACCCGCGCGCGTACAGTTATACGTCGAATATGATTCCAGAACATTCCGGTAATCATCAAGAACCTGAACAACAATCTTATCGCGCGAGAAGAACGCCTTCATGTTAACACCCTCATATGTGAAGCGGACAGTGTCACCGCAATAGTAGGTGGAAGTCAGAAAGAAAGCATCTGAAATGATGCGCCCCATAAGCTCAACATCATTTACAACCATGCCGAACCGGCTATCACCCTCAACAGCGTCCAGTTCACTAGCAGTAAGCAACTGAACAAGATTGTCAAGTGTGTAGAAGTTAGATGGCATAACAAAACAATATGATTGTTCCTTCAACCGCGTGTGAGGAGAAACAAAGAACACATTGACAGCAATCTTCTTCCGCTTGAATTCCGTCACAAGGAACAAAAGCCAAGTGTCATCCTCATGCCAGAAAGCAAAATGGTCTTTGAGCAATGGCGAACCATACTTGCGGTCAAGTAAATGATACTTGCCCCCAGCTTCCTCAATTTGCTTTTGGATAGTTTCAAGTGTTTTGCCCATTTAGGCCCCTCTCTTTCTTGCCTGTATCATAACACAACATTCGGCAAGAATCAAGTTTTTAGAAGAATTTCTTAATGAGCTGGTCAGATAGCTGTTTGAACTGAACTTGTTTGTTCTTGGAACCTACAAAAATCTCATCTACAGTCTCACCTTTTACAAGATGCTGTATGCGAACCCCAGTTAAACCTTCCACTGGTGCGCCACTCTGGTATGGCCCAACAATATCAATAATTCGAGTAAGTACATCTTCTTTAGCAACACATTTAGAAGAAACCAGACCTAGGTAATTAAACACTTCTAGCGTGAAAGCGCCCTTGTCCATTCGCTTATCATCCGACGGGGAAATAATAAAACTTGTTCCATTCAAACTAAACTTCACAATGCCGTGAAACAACTGAACGTTTTTCTTGTAATGGTCTTTCAGATCGGAATATACATAAACAGAATCTGGTCCACCCACATGGGAATTGATTTTTTTCATCTTCTGGTTCTGCGCTCGAAATAGCGTGTTTTACCGTTGGTACAATATCTTTAAAGAAACAGAACTGATTACCATCGTGAACACCACTTGAGTGTGTTTCTACCCGGAAAGTTTCGTTGTCATGCTTGTAGACTTCAATGAGCAAACCGTCACTGGCATCAATGAAAACAGTTTTGTTATTAACAAATACTCTTATTTTGCCAGAAAAGCGTCTGCCAAGACATTGTTAGCATAAATAATCTCTGGTGGAATTTTTCTTTTACACAACTTTTTTGAACCTCTCTACTATTTTGCAAGCCGCGTCACAAAACGCAGATATATTTTCACCAGACAAATCTTCAACCACAAAATGGCCGTCACATTTCCCGTTAGAAATAATGGAGATTGACAAAAATCCCTCATATTCCAGACATGCGCAAACAGTCCTGTGTGTTTCCTCGTTGGTATAATAAACATCACTGTGGGAATTATTTTTTACATTTTGAATGACCGCACCATTAAACTGTTCTCGGGTTTTATTATTTGTAAAGAACCCTAAAACAACATCAATGACTTCATTCTTTTGAGAAACATCAAACGACTTATTATACCCCTCACAATCGCCATTGAATTTACAGTTAACAACAATTTTTCCATCCCAGCAGTGAATCTCGGTCTCAGCAAAACCCTGGTTCAAAACCCGGATAAAGTCACCGTTATAGCCAACGTCATACTTGCCAGCTAGTTTTTGAAACAGGTCAGCAAAAATTACCTTAATTTGTTCCTTTACAGAACGATCAATTGCGCTCTGCCTGCTAGCCGCGCTGCCATTAACTTTCAGGGAATCCCTAATGAACGACTGGATACCACCAAAAACATGACCGCCCCTGTCATACATGTTAAACGTTTTGTTAGTTTTTACCTTAAAACCATTCACTAAAGACAACGAAAACAAACCGTTACTCAAATCAGTAGCAAGAAACTTATTGTTCTCCCCACTATCTTTGGTGGAAAACAAAATGTAATTATCCTGCTCATCATGAACTTTATCGGCAATTCCACTAACAATAACTTCTTTTAATCCATGAAAATCATTAATATCCATTGTTAAACCACTTTTTAAATATCAAACCAGTCAATAAAGCCCCCGCCATATTCCGACACTGCTTCAGAAACGAAACAAGGCAACTCATTTACAGTGTGCTCAAAGAAAACCCGGTATTTCCCCTCATAAAGACTACCCTGCAATACAGAAACTTTTGTTTCATCATCTAAAACTTGCAGACACTCAACATAGTAGCCCGGAAGCTTATCTGTCTCAAAAATATTAGAGCTTACCTCTTGGAAGCCCATCTTCCCCATATATGATTTTACCTGCTTGTGCAGGAAGCTTTCTTTCCTCATGGGTTTAAGCTTACCACACAAACAGGTAAAAGTCAAATTTTAAGATTCATCCCGGATATTCAAATACCAGTGACCAGGGAACTTTGTTATATAGTCACTCAAAACAAAACAAAGCTTATTCATGATAACGCTATCCACCCCATAACCATCATCAATAATCTTGAAACTATTGAGGAGAACATACTGGTGGCTAAAAACTTCAATCCACCAGAAATCATCATGAAATTGAATAGTCAATCTATCGCCGCACATATATGGTGCAGTAAAATGCCAACCAGGACCGACTTTATCCAAATTAAAGAACTTTAAAATTCTTTCAGCTTTAGTATAGTCCATTGTTATTCCACCCATTCAACCGGTTTAACCATCGAATCCTTACCCAGAATAGAGCCAACCAACGCGCGAAAATCGTCATAAGTGAACCCGTTAGACCACACAGATTCCTTAAGTTCATTTCTATAGACGTAACTGCACAAATCTACTCGTAAAACATCATTGAGAGTCACAACCATGTAAACATGGCACGTGTTCCTACCGTCCGTTCCCAGAAAGCCTTGTGGTTGTTTATGAAGTGAAGTTCCTTAACCTCCTTGTCTGGAATCCAATTGAACTCCTTCATGACGCTTACTACGTCATCATCACTGCAAACGATTTGCTGAGTGTTTGCAAGTTCCTCAAAATCCCAATAAGCATCAAAATCGCTTGATATAACCCACTCTGTGGTTTTAATTACATTGTCGCGGAAATAACCAGACAAATCGTTTTTAACGATGAACTGCTTCATATTCCCGCCAGAATTATATTTGTGGGAGATAATAACAGAATCAATTGACTGATTAAAAACTTGAACAGAACAAATATCATTAGAGAATTGAACTATCCGCCCATTGTCAAGCACTTTTGTCTCAGTAATCTTATTGGCACGGTGCTTATTGTAAGAATTAACAACATCATTAATAAACTTTCGCTTATCCATCGATTCTTTCATCCAATCTCGCTTCAACCATTCCAATTCGGACATTAGAATAATCCCCCAAAAACTCTTTAATATATTCTACAATAAAACCAGTCCGGCAAGTATTGAACATATCCAAAACATTACCGGACTCACTCACACCTTTTACCACACAATACATATAGTCAAATTCAATTTCTACAAGCCGAATATCGCCCTTGTGTTTCCTAACAGTTGCCGTGTCACCGTCAATATTGGTGTGGTAACACTCTTCTTCAGCGATAACCGCAACCATGTCTTTGGGTGTCAGAACAACATACTCAACACCAGTAAACTCTTTGTAATTGGAGTAATCAATTTCACCAACACTTACCGCGTCAAAGAACTGCGAAAGAACACTCCTGCTGTTCTCTACCGCGTAACAACCAGTAGATTGATAATTTTCTGAATTATCTTTTTCTACAGTGTGGATAAACAACCTCCGGTCATCCAAACCACTGAATTTTACCGCAACCAACTTGTTTTTAATCCAATAAATATTTGAATAGCTATATTCAAGGAACAAAACATTCTTCCGGGAAATTTTCTATAGTAAACATTTCTACCACTCTAGTGCAACCGAAATTGAGTAAGGACCGTCACATTCAGTCTCCGTAACATCGAATGTTTCAAACTCACGGACCTTTTGGATTGCTTCTTTCTCTGAGTTCGCTTCAACTCACGCTGTGTAGGTTGTGTGGATAGTGTACTCTACTTCATAAGTGTTAGACATTTTCCCTCCCTATCTCTTGCTGATGTTTTTAATCTTACACCACCCAAGAAAAAAATGTCCATACGGCGTTCTACCTCTGCTTTTATCATCTCAGCCGCCATAATTGCACCATCAGTGTTAGGTGGAAAATACTCTATCACAAGATCGATACCCTTATACATGTCTCCATGAATAACCAAGCAGATTCTCCATTTTCCTTTTAGAAAGGAAACCGATCCAACGTCGGCATGAAAAGTACTACCAACAAAATGAACTACACCCCTGTGATATCCATTAATAAACTTTGTCCTGCCATGAAACTCACGCAACAAAATCTTAGAAAACTCAAAGGGGCAAAGGTAATCAGGGATAACGTCTACCCCATCATAATTCATTGTGGTAGAAAAACGATTGGCATAAGACCACACTAAATTAGTTCTAGACCAAAGCCGGGGGAACCCAACCATCTGGGTAACAAACTCATTAGCTAGTGGGTCTTCCGCAACAAACTTAGAGGTAGTATTAAATAGCATAGGTGCCGTCACAGTGACAAAATTACCTCCATAAACCGGCACCTCCTCAAACTTCACTATCTTACACATAAATCTTCTTTCGCGAGAAAACATGATGAAGCAAATCGCTAAGCAAATTAGAGTAGATATTAACCATTTCCTTTTTGTCCATGATCAAACCCTCCTCAACATCGAACCTAGCAACATGCATTGAACCATCTGGGTTTACTCGGAACCGATAGCCAAAATCTTCTTCATTATCGGGGTGAATAACCACACGATCAGTGTACTTCCTGAAACCCCCTTGGGTATCCATATAGTGATAGCAACCAGGGAACCCCTCAGAACCCTTAATACCCCGCAAATAACGATCAAGAGTATCATTGTTGTCCACAACGAAATCGATTTTCTTCAACAGAACATCGGTGTAGTTTATTTTACCTTGGCAAACAAAACGTTGAATTGTCTCTGCCGTATCGCTATTGCGGTCAACCAAAGCAGTGCCTAAATAAACTCCCAAACCCATAGAGTTAAGTCCATCTGATATAGCATAACCGCTTGCCTGAATAGTGCCGTCATCATTGTATTTCAACGCGATGCGCCGATCACCCTTTGTGAGCACACTACGTTCTGATGGGAAGTTATGAACATCAATCTCAGTCCAACCGTGGTTATTAATAAAATCATACTTTAGAGACATGTTCCAATCACTCTCAGTAAAACCCTAAATATAATCACCGTCAACCATGATTAGTTGCATTGAATCAATTTCCGGTCCCCAAGAAGAATCTTCCTCCGCGTCCAAATCAATATCAGAAAGATTATTTTCCCGGAAGAAATCCATCAACTCATCATTATTAGTAATTTCTATATCAGTCTCAAATTCCGCAACGTATTCAACAAGTTCATTGTAACGAATAGTGTATTTAGCCATTTTATTTATCCTCTCTTTTTTGTTCAGATTTTTTGATTAATTGCTCACAGAAAACATGATATCAAGACCATGATCACTGAAGAACAAGTACTGAATTGTGGACAGCAAACATACGGCAGTATTTTTAGATACAATCCGGTTAGCATCAAGACTATACGGGCTAACGTGAATTACCGGTTGCTTATCTTTAGGAACAAAACTGTTCATATAAATTCCGTATCGGATATCATTGCCGCCGTTAGTCCTGAACTTAAGGAAAATACTAGTATCCTCATTAATCTCTAGACCAGCATAACTATCTGCCAGAACGTTATCTAACGGCGAAAACTCAAACCATTCCATGAGAATCTTGCGCACATCAATATTGTTATCCAAAACAATATCAATCCCGGAATTAAAAACGTCCTCCCACGTTGTGGATATGCCGTCAACACCATCAATGATAATTTCAGACAGCGTGTCCACACCCTCGATATCCTTTAGGATATACGTTTTCTCAAGGGTGTCTCCATCAAAGTAGACTTTAATCAGAATATCACAACCATACTTGTGTACAATGACTTTTCGTCTAAAACCAGTTAGTTCAGAAACTCCGTCTTTGTGAGTCAAATCATCGAAATTACAGAACTCATTTAACTTATCAGCAACAAGTTTTACATTATTTTTCATTGTCTCTCCTGGCATACTTTAGTTTCGCGGAATAAAAAGCTTGCTTAGAAATAGTTTCCAGAACCTCGTTAATGCTATGCTCGTAAATATCCATCTCAAAAGCATCATCTTGACGGAATTCACTAATAAACACACTAGCTTCATCTAGATCACCATAGGCGTACCGCAAGTATTGGAAACGTACGCCATCATGCCTCGGTGTTACCACATATAGTTTACTGTAGTCACCAGTGTGAAAATCATAGTCACTGACATAAATGTTCGACCGATCGTCAAACCCATAACAGAACTCATTTATCTTGACAAGACCGGTAGTTTTACACATTGTCATTCCTTGTCTTAACTAACCACCCGCAACATACCAACCATGCAACCGGAATGGTGTATGCGAGTGTAGCTTTAGTTGATTCTGGCAATTCGATTGCACTGTACACCATCAACCCCAACACCATTAGTACAGCAAAAATAACCATTCCAAGCTTTGATAGGATAGTGTTTACTAGCGTTTTGGTTCCACGGTCTTTTACCCGCAGATTGAACAGGAAACCTGTTGTTAGTGTCACTCCTGCCACACATGACATTTTCACTGCCCATGTAAGTAACTCATGATCCATGTACATTGTTTTTCCTGCTCTTTCCTTGTTTCTTTCTTACATTTTTAACTTTACACTACCATCATAGTTCGTGTCAAACCAAACAAATGTGACTATAGACACAAGAAAACCCCTGGGGCAAACCAGGGGGCAATCTAAACAACACTAACGCGGCAACCGATCAGACTCAAAAGCGTCCAAAACCCAACCACGAAGCCACTCCTCAGAGAAAACAACAAGCCCATCCTCAAACTCACCCGCAATAATAGCCTTAACCACACCATCATTAATATCACGCGCAACCGCAAAGTTATTAAGATAAGCCTTCTCAAACGAAACAATCAAGAATGGGTGGCCGCCATAACTCTCTTCCTCAAAAATAACCTCGCCCGAAAAATCAAACTCCGAAATAACTTTCTTAACCAAATCAAACTGTTCCATGATCAGTCCTCCTGTTTCACAGCCTCAATGATAATATCAACAGCATCTTTCGCCGTGATACCACCATCATTCACGAAATCAAAATTTCGGCCATTCTCCTCAATGAAAACATGAACAGTATCGGCATCCGAACCAACATCAACACTCGGAATAGTAAATACTATATTTTTGTCACGGTGATTAAAACCACCCCGAACAACAACTACCTTAGACAACTCATTAGTATCAATGCTAATCAAGGAAAACATCCCCGGACGATACATTAGTAGTCCAGAAACAATATCCCGCGCAAGAATTTCAGCATGTGAAACATTCATTACTTTAATCCCTCCTCAACAAAATCAACAACCAACCCTGGACCATCATTAACGAAAAATCGTTTTACCTTGGAATTGATAATATCCTTTAAGTCCCCCGCCTCAACCATAATTTCATTGCCCTTATAATCAGAATCATTCGCCGCATATGCGATAGAGAAAAACTTATCCTTGTTCTCCATCAGGCAATAAGTAACACGCTTGCTCAACTGATTACCCCTGACAACACCAGGACTGAACCTACCAGGATTACCGTCTATTATACAATCAATACACTCTTTAACAAAACTAACCAATTTATCATTCACTTCAAATATCCTTAAAACGGAATCAAGGTAACAATGCGCTTCTTTATCTCCCCAAAACAATCATCAACACTCATGCTCTGAGGAACCGGAATATTAGCCCCATCTACTTCAAGCTCAAAAAGACCACTCTTAGACAAATTGAACTGAATCCGCGAATCCCGCCACTTCACACCAAAATGCTTAAACCAATTCTCATCGTGATCGTGGAATTCATCAACATATCCAATACTTACCCCACCCAAATCATCATTAATAATTTTCCCAATAACGTCCGTAACAAAATCCTCATTAGGGTAAACATCATCATTCATGTTAGTCAATTCCTCATCAACAACTTCATCAATATAATCACCACCATAAGTACTATCCACGTAAATATAATCACGGTCAAAATCACATTTAATACTGTCGCCCTTATTAATACGCGCTGACAATTCGGCGGCCTTAACCCAACCCCCATTAACAACATAAGTCATTGACGTATTCATCATCGTCACAGAAACATGTTTATCAATCATAACAAATCACACCAGACAAGCCGGTTCATCCATCTTCTCAATAGCATTCAGAACAAGGTCCGTAGCACCCTCTACGTCGAGCTTAGTCCAGATGTAAAGGCTACTATCGCCATAGTGAATGAAATTGTTTTCATCGTTCGGCATGTAATTATAAAGAGTTTTTACGTATTCCTCTGAGTTTTCACCCTCAAAATCGTAACGAATTTTCAGTTTATCAACGATAACATTATGTTTTCCAGGCTCTTTCCGTGCACCAAACACTACGTTACCATCCATAGCATCAAAGAGTACCGCGCCTATCTCCTCAACACTAAGCACAGAAGAATACAAAGTAATATCAGTACTCACGATTCCAAGTTCAGGGTGACTATTCGGACACACGTAAACATGAGAATGTTGATGCTGTGATATCCTGGCTTGGACTTCCTCAGAGTATTCAGGCGTTACTTCATCCACAAACTTATAGAAAACAATAACGTTATAAATTCCGAATTTCATTTCTTTCTCCTAGCTACACACTATACTCTTCAAAGTACATTCCGCACTCTTCGGCAATTTTCCGAACGATACCATCAATACCGCTGGCGTTCCTATACCTAGAGCAAACAACAATGGTTGAACCATAACAATCAGCTTCGATAAAATTCTGATCGTTTAAATTGTCAGTCAAAACATCAGCATCAGACGCACAATACCGACCGGAAACTTTGTATTGTAAAGTAACCTTACTAATACCTATAGTGCTATTAGCGCCACTCATATTCATCCCCCAAAACTACACGAATGCTTTCATAAATAGAATCATGAAGCGCCTCTTCATCACCATTATTCACGCTCACTCTAACAATACTATTGTTAGCATCTGCAAAAACACCCTTATGCTTGTTAGATAACTCCGCAACTTCTTTTGCGCACTGTTCGGAATGATACCCTTTAAAAACATAATTACATGAAAGAAGATGCAACACATAGAACCCGTTAGCCCCAACAGGTACATTTTCACAAACACGCTCCTGAACCTGATAGAGAAGATAATCATTTGACACTATCTCAACAAATTCTCCACTTTGTTTAACATCCTCACCAAACTTAGGCGATGTTTCCCTTAGATTCTCAGCAGTTACTCTTGCGAATTCCTCCGCGTCTTTCCCAACGAACCTATAAGCAAACCTTCGGTCATTACATTTGATTTTCATTACTTAATCCACTCAATTTTATCAGACACCTTACGCGAATCATGTTCAACTATAGCACGCAATTCTGAACAATTGTGATTCTTGGACCACACTGTAAGTTCGTTGCCGTCAGTAGTTGCGTTAATAAACAGAACGTTACTCATAAGTGATTTTACTTCATCCGCAAAATCATTATCACGGTAACCAAAGAACCCGAACCTTACGGAACTCCGCGCCACATTAACCACATGATTACCCGGATTCACATTAAAAAGAAAATCAATTTTCCCTCCACAAAGCAAATAAACCTCGGAGGCTATGCCCTCTTCACTGAACAAGTCAGATGAAACCGTGATAGTGTTCTCAAAAGAATAAGCATCAAAATGGTCTTTCTCGGAAAGCTCGCTACTCAAACTTAAAACAAGACTATCCGCGTCATCGCCATCGAACTCAAACGTTACTGACGTTTCTAAAACTTTTGCTTTCACTAGAAAACACTCCTAACTGTAAGTGAAAATATATCTCCAATAGCTTCGGCACTTAAAACATCAGATTTAACTTCTATTTCGTCCCCGTAAATCTTTGCGGAAACAAAATCAACTTCATTAAGCTTCATGCAAATCTCATCAATGAAGCTATCGCCGAAACCATAAACATTAAAATGCCTAGTGGTTTCTATGTTTGCCATGACCCCATCATAGCATACCACTAGGCAAAAATCAAAATTACCAGGTCAAACCCCGGAAATGTCCTGATTGAATATCAGCAACTGTTGACGAACAATGAAGTCAATCCTAGCCGCATCATGAGTAGTTGACGACACAACAATAGTCCAATTATCAAAAGGACTACTCAAATGCTCAACAAAAACATTTTCGTCGCTGTTATTTAATTGATCAATAAAATCATTGATTGTTTCACGGTTAGAATCATACGTGTAATAACAAATAGCCTCTGAACCATCAAGCTTAAGAAACTATTTAGCCATAACAAACCACCTTCTTTCCTTCTTTGGTTAGAGCATTTATGGTGTCGTAGAAAACCCGTTTAGCGTCCTCGGCGGTACCTGAACGTGTACCTATAACAATCTCCTTGAATGCCTCATCATAGCGCGCATAAAACTCTCTATGGCTCGTGATGGTCTCGAACACTCGGCGGCAATCAATAAGATCACCGTTCACTCTAAAGACTACTTCCACTCTATCGTAAATGACGTTCATAATCAGTAAACTTTAAAATATTCAGTTGCTTCACGAACAATATCCATAGAATCATACAACCCCCTTGACTCAATTAGAATCTTGTTGCCAATCAAAGGCTTCGCGGACAGTCCCTCACTATCGGAAATTTCCTCACACACCTTCACAATATATGAACTACTTTCGGACCCCATATCATCAATGCTAAAAACCACACTGACTTTATCAACAACCAACAAGGGAGGCTCACTATTTTCCGACTCGTTCAGCTTCATATCCCCAACAGACTTATTAAAGATAGATTCTAAATCATAACTATCATAATCGCGAGAAGACAGAATAACCTCCCCACTAAAAGCAGAGAAACTGCAACTAACACCCTCAATGTTCCCAATCAAATCAACTAGTTCAGGAACTGGCACATCAACATCTCGAACGTCAAAACCAACAGAAACTTTCGGCACTTTTATCCCCTAAATAATATCAAGTTTTTCACCAACAAGACTAACAATATCCTGTTGGGTGAGCTTTTCGCTACGAACCCGCAACACACCATACTCATAATCAGCACGACAATCATTTTCGTCAAGAAAAGCAACAACCTTCTTTACATCACTAACACTAGCGCGCACGTCAAAGTCAACGTAAATTCTTGTCATCCGCGCCGTGCCACCATCACAAATACCCATAACAGTACTTACAGCATTGTTAAACAAATCCTCAACAAATGCCACACTATGGTCATCTGTATCTACACCCACGCCACCATAACTTGCATAAGCAGTTATGCCATCAACCTTATTCATTTCATCAGCGACAAGATCGTTATCAACATCAAATATAGACGTAGAGAATTTAACTTCAAGATTACTCATGACTCTCCCTAAACAATATCAAAGTATTTACCAACGCAATCAATTAAGCGCTGTTCGTCAAATATATCACTAGATACCGTCAAGACGTGCCCCAAATTCAAAGCATAAATACCCTCTACATCAAATTCAATTTCTTTAACAAAAGATTCAATCTTTTCGATCGGGGCATTAACCCGGAAACTAACTAAAGTGTCCAAAGGTTCAGCCTCGTTCATTTCTTCTAGGTTTTTCGCAGCCTCTACAGCCTCTTCAACCACCTTGTGGATATATTCAATACCCACGCCCTTGGCGGCGACAATAAACCGTTCATTGGACAAATCAGGGCTGCATTTGACGTTACCGTGATTATTTAGGTGCGCGATAACATCCCGCACATCAGCGCTCAATCCATGAGTAGAGTACGCCACTGAAATTTCATTTACTTTAGGCATTTTTATTTTCCCCATTTACCTTTGATACAGCATCATTTCTGTTTTATTTTCCAGACAATAATGCAAACAATGAATCACACATGATGTTCCAGATATCCGTATCCAGAAAATAATTTCCCCCAACCTCTTCCCATTCAATCTCATCAATGTACTCAATGGGCGCGTAGAAGCTTTCTTCTTCTATCCGGGCATCCCACAGGTTATGACAGTAGATTTTTAGGGCTTCTCCATCAAAACTGATCATAATTAGGCTACTACCATCAAAGTAGATAAAGACTTTACCGAACTTGTCGGTTTCATACACCTTGCCAGTATTGGTACTTAGCCCCATATACACATCTTTGGGTAGTATATTATCTGTTCGGAATCAAAACATTTACTCTCTCTCTTTCTACCCCTAGCATAGCACAACACTATGTAAAAACCAAAAAGTGCACCAGTGACCTTGATCACCAGCACACTTCTAATGATTCACCAACAAATATGAGTCACGTAAATTTCGTCAACTGACAAAACTCACAAAACCTCCAACATGGCCGAAACAAACATATTGTACTTATCCGCGCTAGAAGTATAATCCTCCCGAACCAACTCCCAACCATCACTTGACTCAACCTCTTCAGGCGTAACATTCACCCGGGTTTTAAACCCATCCAACGGCTTAGCATAGAAGTCAACCCAATCACCCGAACTAAACACCTTGATCAAAGCCCGATTACTTAGATAAACAAAAGCCTTACCTTGTGTCTCGGTTTCAATGAATTTACCATGACCATGAAGAATCTCAACCACTTTAAAAACCGCCTAAACTAATCTCTGCGAACAACTCATAAAACATATCCGCTTCATCTATATGCATAAGAATCACCCCGTCGAACAATTTCCAGTTAAGTCCGTCAATCTCATTCAAATCAGCCTCTATTGTCCCTCGGTAATCAATCCCCTCTAGATCAACATATTCCCGAACAATACCGTTGTCTTGATCAAAGCTAACCCGAACCAGATAACCTTTAGTTAAGTAAAAGAATGCTTTGCCACCGTCATGTTCAATTAGTTTCCCGCTACCTACGGACAACACTATATCTTTCATTTTCTTTCTCTCTTTCTGCGTGTTTTAATCCACTACAAAGCCCGGCATTTTTTGTGCCGGATAATGTTAGCCAATTAAAACCGTTCAATGAAAAATGATAACAACATCACCTTGTTTTGCTCAGGGATACTATGCAAGCTAGTTTCTTGCCATGAAACAATTTCCTCAATATCTACCAGATTGAAATTAATTTCTTCAGGGCAATTAACAATCCCAATTGACTTAACCCCCTCCGGGTATCCAATCGGAATACGGAATAATTTACTATCCGCAAGGTGATAAAGAATTCCGCTTGCTTCTATAGTCTGTCCCTTTTTGAGCGTCATTGGCCGCCCGAACGGATTATACTCATACTCTTTGAACCATTCACCATTAAGTACACTGGTCATTTTTATTTTCCTCCCCAATTAGTTTTGATAAGGTGATTAACGATTGTCCGCATATGATCACCAGTGAAACGGTCACTTTTCATCACAAAAGCTAGTGAATCCAAATCCGGCACATACTTTACCTGAACATCAACAAAATTATCGTGTTCAATCTTGTCTGCGATTTTCTGCGCTTGTTCTTTTGTCATGTTTTCCGGCACTCGGCGGATAGCTAGGCTCTTCATTTCTTTCTCCTGCTCTCTTTCTTACACTTTAAGTATAACACACTAGTGGGCAATAATCAAAAAATTTTAGCACGTGCAGTGTGTCATACTACGACCACCCCAAAACAGCCCACATCACATAATCAACAACACTTGACTTAACCCCCGCAGAAACCTTTTCCAGAGGAAATAATTCATACCCCAACCCGTCTAAATCAGACTCATTGAAACTAACCCGCTGCAAACCACCCAGAACCAACCAACGCCGAACAAAACCAAGCTCAACTCCCATACCGAACTTATACAAAAACGCACCATCAAAATGATACACAGTGAAACCATCACTAGGTATGTCATTTCCGTCTTTTCGTAACGTGACAGAACCCGGCAAGCTCAAATCCGTACCCTCAGAGAAAATATTTTCACCCGGAACTATTTTCTTTTCCATAACTTCTTTCCTTTACCATTAGGTTTAAGAAACCATTCCCCACCCCAACATTTTTGTTAGAGTGGGTGATCATTTCTTACCCCAAAAGTTCCCGCATTAAAAACTCTTCTAGGTAAACATGCTCTTCCGGCTTCAGCATGAACAGTGAACCATCGTCCCAACTGGTTTGGTCTTCCAACCATACCCCATTGAATGACACCATGCGGGTTTCCCCAATGACTCCCAAAGACTTGACTTTAAGACCGGAAGTCACCTGCTCAATCTTGAAAAGTTTATCGCCAGTGAAGTAGTATACTAGACCATCAACAATATTAGCTTCACCAACACTGAGGATTACGTTTGCCCAATGGTCTTCTTCTAGTTTGTGTTGTAGGTCTTCGGCGTGAATGTATTTTGGCATTTTCTTTCTCCCTTTGATTTCGGTGGTTTTCTTTGTTCCCTTATGGTTTTAGCATAACACACCCATTGGAACAATACAGATTGTTTGCTTATGGCGTGTGTCACATGGTGTTATGTGGAAAATTCTTTTCTTTCCCCTATAGTAAGCAATGGACTAGGAACCCCACCACCCCCGAACCGTGGGGAACCTTAGACAACTACTTATTGCAGAACTTGAAGAATTTGTTTTCAATCTTCATGAATGTTTTTGGCATTATTCCACCAATATCCGTTTTATCCCAAATCAAGGAATCAACCAACTCTTTTGTGATGGTTACTTCTTCAGAGTTGATTACTCCCTGATCTTCAGGCAACACGACGGCTCTTTCAAAAAGAATATCCCCATCGCCTTTGTTTTCTAGACGGAACAGAACCAGCCCGTCGAAAATGTAGGCCACATTGCCGCGTACAGACATTTTGTTTTTCTTGACGATTTGTGCGGACATTTTATGAATCCTCCCTGTTGGTGGTCTGGTGTTGTAGCTTCGGGATTTTCTTTCCCTTTTGCTTATGCTTTTATTGTACACCACCCGGTGGGAGGATTCAAATTTTCGGCAACTTTTTCTGTGTGACATGAGGTGCAAAACAGTGTGGCCACCCGGAAACAAACCCAAGCAACCACACTAACCAATTACATCACACTGACAAAATCACCACTCAGCAGACTCCCAATACGACCACTGGTCAAAATGCATATCCTGGTCACCATAAGCAGCGGCATAAGCGTAATCAAAATCAGACACGTTGTCCTCCCAACAAAATAGTTTCTCTTCTTATACTTCAGTACCAGTCAAGTACTAGGAACCCCACCCATCCATATGGTGGGGAACCTCAACACCGAACTAGAAACCAAACTGACTCATGAAAAACACTTCATCAGCCTTAGGGGCCTTATCCTCCAGCCCCTCAAAAGCATATGGATTATTTAGCCTATCCAAGTAGTTCATTACACCCAACCAATCTCTTTCTTAACTTCCTCAACAAACTTCTCCCAGCGGTCCTTAAGAACCTTGATGAAGATACGTTCATCACCATCAGTTGTTTCAGGGAACTCAAATGACTCCAGGCGCGAAACAAAAACCTTGTCTGCCTCATATTCGGCAAATTCTTCATTGTACCGAACATTCATCACATCAAGCCGGGTTGCCCAGGCAGTTTTTGCGTGCTTCAGCATTATTCGGCGTGTTCCGTAGTACATACCATCGTCGATAAAGGGTACGTTCTTGTGGAAAATCTTCTCTAGCTCAGTGCAGTTGAACATTTTGGGTATCTCCTTTTTGGTAGTGAAGTGAATTGGCTCCGGGTGATTAGTCGATTATGAAAGACTCACAGAAGTCAATCAGTGCATCAACATTGCAATCAATGGTGAGCTGGTCTAGGAACTGCTCCATGTGGTCGCGGGGCTTCAGAAGAATGTTCGCCATGAACATCAGTAGTTCGGTTTGTTCGTCGTGTTCCCACTTGTTTTCAAAGGGGAAGTACTCTTCAACAAAGTAAACAAAATCGTCAAACATGTTCTCAGGGCTTTGTGCAGATTCACTGTTGTCCATGCCCTCACAGAATGCTTCAAAGAATTTATCTTCGATTTTGTTTGCGTTGTTTGCACTGATGTTCATGGCGTTCTCCCTTCGGTCTTAGGTGTTTGGGTTTGTTCCCTTTTTCCTTACATCTATAGTGTAACACACGTGTTGGCATAAACCAAAATCTGTGCGTATGGTGTGCGTCACAATTTAAAGCACTACAAAACCCGGGTAGATTCACCCGGACAATGTTAGCCCCCTAAATCATTTTCCTATCAAAGAAAACATAAGGCTTCTTGCTTTCATCATAAGAAGCATAATCCGGCAAAGCCTTAATCTGCTCCAACAAAGCCGGGTACCCATCATGATTCAGGAACTTCTCAAGTTGCCGAACCATTTCCTGTTTGGTCCCTGCAAACAATAGCATGTCAATGAGCAGTGGTTTGTTTTCCTCCCGAACAGGTGCCGCCATGATCGTATCGACAACCTTTTTCTCAAAAACGCTTGCATTCATAATGATACTCCTTACAAAACAATTGGTCATGGTGATTAGTGTTTAGAACACTATCAACCCGGCAAAACAATTTTGTCGGGAAGATTAGCAGGCTAAACCAAAACAAGGTAGTGTTTTTGAATTTCGTCGATCATGGTATCAACATCATTGATGTTGTACACTTTGTTGAACAGGTGATTATCCCCCACAAACATGCAGAGTGTCATTTTCATATCGTCAACATTCCTCACAGCAAAGTTAATCGTGTTGGAATCGACACATACCGCATTGTCACTTAGACTGTACATATCAGTGATGAAGTCAAGGTTTTTCATAGCGTCCATAATCTTGTGTGCGAACATTTTCTTTCTCCCTTATGGTAGGTGGTCTTAGGTGATTTGGTTTAAGTAACCATTCCCCACCCCAACGCATTATTGTTAGAGTGAGTGATCATTACTTAAAACATTGCTTCTTCGGAATTGAAACTATCTTCGGCGATTTCTACTGAAGTCCAAAAGTCAGCATCTGTATCAACAACAAACCCGGATTTATCAACCCGAATATTGCCGTCCTGGTCAACTTCTTCATGCCATATTAGCATGTGGCTTGCTATTTCACCTGCAAGATAGTGCATTTCTGGCGGTAGTGCCGGTAGCACTTGCTGATTGATGTAATCGCTTTTGGTTGCGTAGATGGTGGTCACTTTGGTTTCTCCCTTACTAGAGTGGTGGTTGTTTTGGTGTGCTACATTTTGTAGCTTAGTGGTCAATCAGGATTTGCACCTGAACCGGATTCACATTAAGACTTCTTCCCCTTTGCCCCTTTTGTCCAGATTTTTTTGTTTCACCCCATATCCCCGCGAGATATTATCCTCACTCCCCTTGTTCACACCCCTTTTTGTGAATCCGTACTAGATTTGACCTAGTACATGTTCCTCAGTCTTTTTGTATCGATGTTTTTCTAGCTGTCTTGGCAGAATCTTGTTCCGCTCTTGCTATCGGACGATACCGACTTGCTTCACTATGTAGTTGTTATACAACGCTTATCAGTTTGTTTTGAGTGATTCCCTTGTGGGTTTCTCTCTCCCTTGCTGATAATTTAAATATACGTCATGGCTCAATGGTTGTCAACATTAAAAATCCATGCTACACCCGTGTGGTGGTAAGTTCATTAAACATGCAGGTCAATGCATATAAATCAAGTCAAGGCCAACCAACCCAGTGAGTGCAGAACCAATCTCCCACCCACCTAGCCAAACTGTCACAATGACAATAAACCAACACGCAACCACACCAGCACTAAACGCCACGATAAAACGTCACAAACAAAACAGTGACAAAACAACGCCGAACACCAACCCACACCAATAACATCACGTGACAATAAAACCAGGAATTGACAACCAGGTGCCGAACTGGTAACGTTACACTTGCCATTAATAACAAAGGGAAAGAGAGATTTATAAGCTTCACATAACAAAAGGAATTATAATGGCTAGTCTACAAAAAGTTTTTGAAGCTAATACTTCCGGGTGTGAAATAACGGAGTATAACAACAATATAACGGCACAACATTTAACTAAGCAATTCAAAATGGTATTGTACCCCAAAGGGGAGTATGACCATGTGAGTGATAGTTTTACGCCGAAACTTTTTGTTCACTATGTTTCCCGCGATGGTAGGTTTAATGAAGTTGAGCTACCGGAATATGTTGAAGATTCTACTATGGCGATTAGTAGTGATGTTTGGGCCATGAAGCAGTTTGCTAAAACTAAGTTTGTTCCGGCAATTGTTTAGTTGACGTGTACACTAGTGGTATTTTGGAGTGTTTTGTTATGCAATTTTTCACATTTTTGCATGATTTTGTGACTCAATACACTCATGTAGCAGGTATCATACATGCAGCGCTGCACAGGGGCTAACCACGTACGACTTAAATGGTACACGAAATACACACAACACATGCACAAAACACCATATACCACACAACAAAATAACACCAAAACAAGGCGCGCAAAATAACTCGGGGGAAAACAGAAAATAATCAGACAAAACCACTACAAAAACATTGGTTCACAAACACAAACTAAAACACCACTATACAACCAAAACAAAACCTTATATAAACAAGTATATAAACCACCCAGAAATTACCCCTCCCGAAAAGTGACCCCCTCACAAAAACCCGATTTTCAACCCCCAAAAACCAACTTACAAAATAGGAAAAATTACCCTTTTTAGGTTTCCCCTCTAAAAATATGTAAGCCCCCTGACCATACTCAGACAATCAGGGGGCCGATCTACATAGAGAGCCAAATAAATGACCCGCAAACTTCACACAACCTTACGCCACAAGGAGTCATGACTACCGGGAGAAAACCCTAAAAGAACCCAGCAGGAAGTGTTCTTCGCTTGCACCCATATTATAACACAAACCAACAAACAAAGTCAAGCCCCGAACAAAAAAAAATATTCCCCACCATCACCCGACGCTATACCGTTGCAAAGTCACGCCGAACAATAGTGAGGAACATCAAGACAACCCTAGGAAAAGGATTAAATCGTAACATGCACAAGGACAATATCTGATTGCCCTCACACAATATTATAACACACCCCTGGAACAAAGTCAAATAAAAATCCCCACCAGATATGATCAAGCAGGAGGACAATCATACCCGGCGGGGATTCCCACCATATCACCAGACCCAAAGAAAGGAGTCCATCAACAAAGGCGACCAAACCCTTGCTGACAAACACTATTATACACAACCAACACAACCATGTCAACCCCAAGATCAAAAAAAAA